GGGAAGTACTTAGAAAGTGGAAACAAGAAGATCAAGGGCTAACCTTTATAGAGTTTAGACGAAGTGTACAGACTACATTTGGAATGGATGGTGCCGTTGTTGTTAAATGGGGTTCGATGTGGCTTGCAATTGAATCAGATGGGTACACTCATAGTTAAGGAGATTACAATGTATTATGCAGCAAGAGTTGATTCAAGTAGTGGTATCTGGTTTGTTAATAAAACTTTAAAAAGTTTTGTCAAGAACTTTTATAACGGTGACGAGATTATTATCTGTAAAAGAAAACCTAACACTGCTGACTACGGGTATTATTATAGAATAGTGGACGGTAAAATTAAACGTCACCCAGATAAAAGAGTTAATGTAATGTGGTTAAAAAGGGAGCTAGGCTTATGAATAATATAAACTCTTTAAAGATCTCTAAAGTCTTTAAAGACTCTACAAACTATAAAGACTTTAAAGATTATCTTTATAATAATAAGTATAACTTATTAGGTTTTAATAATTCTTATAAGATCTTTAAAGGCTATAAAGAATTAGAGTATACCACAGGAATCTTGTACTTGCAACCCTCTAATCATGTTGCTGCTAAAACTTTATGTCCAATGGCTGAGTTATCTGGTTGCAAAGATCCTTGTTTGAAATCATCTGGCAGGTTAGGTATGAACAATGCTCAGTTAGCAATGGCTCGAAGGACTGTACAATACTTACAAGACCCTGATGGTTTTAAAAGTAGGTTGCGAACTGAGATCTTGAAGAACGAGAAAGATAAATACTGTATTCGTTTAAATGGTACATCGGATATAGATTGGTCAGATCTTATTGGCTCGTTGCCTAACATACAATTCTACGATTATTCTAAGGTCTTGAAGAGGGTTATTAAAAACGACCTACCGAATTATCATCTTACTTATTCTGCATCGTTTAATAACTTGCAGTCTATTGAGTTTACCAAAAGGGCAGTCAGCTTAGGTATCAACACGGCTATTGCATTAAACACTAAGGAATGTAAAGGAGAATTTAAAAGACCAGATAAACTTATAATCGATGGAGTAACACACAGTCTAATCAATATGGACAAGCATGATCTAAGGTTTAAAGATCCTGACGGTTCTATTGGAACACTAACTAGAAAGGGATCTAATAAAATACAAAGGAGTATTGATATGACCCCTTACAATTTCTTTGCCAACCCCGCATCACTTAAACTGGTGGCTTGACACGGTGGTTCTGGTGTGGCAAAGTTTGTCCAGCAGTCGAACGCTGCTTAATTTTAAAACTAACGGAGTTATTATGAAGCTTTTTAAACGCAGAAAATATTATGGTGTAAGATATAAGCAATACTATTTTGGTTTTGTATTTGGAAAACGATCTCAACGAAGGAGTAAGTAACGTGGAAAATGTAATTAGTTTATTTAGTAATGCAACAAAGTTTAATGACAAAGGCTATGGCCCTGCTGATTTTGAAATTGATCAGGCCCCTTTAGTTTATTACACTGAAGATAACGAGATGTTAAATTCTAGCAAGCATGTTATCTTCCGTACAGATACTAACCAAGAACTAGGTGTACATGGTTCAAGGTATGCAGATCTTTACGAGCTTTCATATAAACGAATGATTGATAATCAACGCAATACAATTGCACGATCATCTTTAAATACTGACGGGATGGCAGAGGATATCCAAGTATCTTACAACGGGGCAATGTGTTTTGTAAAACATAACCTCCCTTCAGAAAAGATAATGACTCCTGATGGAGACTCTGTATCTTTATCATTCTTAACTGTCTCTAGTCTCAACGGTGTCTGGCCTTTTATATGTACCCTTGGTGGTCATCAATCAGCTTGTTTAAATAAACAAGTATTTGTTAGTGGTGCCGCTAATATCTACAAGGCTAGACATACTAAGAAACTGGACATTGATCATGGTGCTTCGTTGATTTCTAAATCAGTAGAAGTATTTGCTAAAGAAGTAAACATGTGGCATGAGTGGGCTAACGTAAAGCTTAATGATTTACAAGCCTTCTGCATGTTTGCTAAGGCAGCGAACGCTACTACAGTATCTAATTGGCTTAAAGAATATCCAAACTCTTCAGTCAATGAGATGCTATTGCAATCTAATATCTACAAAAATACCGCATTGATTTATATGTGGAATCGTTGGACAGAACATTATCGTTTTGCATTAGGATCTAATCAATGGTCTGTGTATAATGTAATGACTGACTGGGCTACACATGCACCAGCCGCTAGAGAATCTTCGCAAGTAAACATTGCATCGATATCTTACAAGCGTGGTCAGACTGTACGTGAAACAATTATTAATAACTTTAAGGATGCAGCATGAACAATATGTTATATAAAAAGATAGAGGAGCTGGGGCTGTCTGTGCGTTCCACAAACTGTCTCCACGCTGAAAATATTACTTTAGTTAGTGAGCTTATTAAGTTAACAAAAAGACGGGTTTTAAAAATTCCCAACATGGGTAAAAAACAGTTGTCGGAAATAGAAGATGCTCTTGCTAGTCATGGACTAGAGTTTGGTACTCATATACCTGAAGATTGGCCCGAAGTAAATATTGACCTAGATGCAGACTATATTCTTCAGGCTTATACAAGAGAGTATAAGAGCGTGGGGAATGGTATCTACATGCCTACAGGCAAGAAAGATATAATTGCCTGTATCACTACATTCAAACATTATGAAGAGCCAGCAGAACAGCTCCAAGGTATATTAAATTTGAGGGATGCGCTGCTTAGAGCATACGAGTTCTACCCTGATGGTGAGGTAGTTGTGGAGTTAATTATAAAGGATGAGATGGTGAACAGATGAAATTTGATATAGACTGGGACACAGTAGAAGGAATAGGAACAGAGTACGTTAAGCATTCTTACGTTATGCTGCTGCAAATAATTGAGGGCCATGATCCTGACAACGATGCCCATCAAGCAGAGCTTCTAAGAGATGAGTGGAGAGTTGAATGCTTTGAAACTGTTTTAAAATACATACTACCTGAAGGAGAATCACATGCGTTTATTGCGGGACAAAGGCAGAAACATCTTAGCCAGATTGACCTCTTTAATTAAAGGGGTTTGGGAAGACATGACAGCAGGAGAGTTTAGTGAGGATGAATTAATTTATATTAAAACATCAACAGTAATCTTCTTATTGTTTCTTTATGTATGGGTGACAACATGAAAGAAGGAGTAGAATTGATTGATTTGATGGGCGGGGACTTGACTGTTGTAAACAGTGCCAGAGTTTCCTTTGATAAGCGAGCATCTAAAGTTAAGGAGTCAGACCAGAAGCTGATCAGGTTTCTAGCAGCACATGACCACTGGACTCCCTTCGGACATGTTCAGGCACAGTTCAGGATTAAGGCTCCCGTATTTGTTGCGAGGCAGTTGGTCAAGCATCAGGTCGGCATGGTCTGGAACGAAGTGAGCCGTCGATACGTAGATACTGGCCCAGAGTTTCATGCTCCAGAGGGTTGGAGAAAACGTGCGCCAGATAAGAAACAAGGTTCACTTAATGAAACAATAGAGAACGACTCTCTAATATACAAGGCCTACTGGGACTTGATGACTAGATCAGAAGAGCTGTATGATTTCATGTTGGAAAAAGGTGTAGCTCCTGAACAGGCTCGTATGATCTTACCACAGTCTATGATGACTGAGTGGATCTGGACTGGCTCACTGGTTGCATTTGCTAGGGTAGTTAAGTTAAGATCTAGTCCTGATGCACAGTATGAGTGTCAACAGATAGCAAATAGAATTAAAAAAGAGTTAGACGATACCCCACAAGTTAAATATTCTTGGAGAGAATTATGTCAATAGGCACTAGAGTTTTTGTACATGACACTGTTAAAATTAATATCAAGAAATCACTAGCGGATGACACACAGTCTAAAGACACTTGGGACATTACAATAACAGATGATAGAGGTGAAAACGTAACTATCTATTGTTGGGGTGATGATGCTATACTTACTGGAGATTTTACAGGAGAAGGTGTATGACAGCAGACGAGGAAGGTTTTATTGAAGGCATGTCAGATTTCTATTTATCAGTAGATGACTCATGGTCTAGGATCTTTGCAATGATACTAGGCACTAGACAACCTAACGATAAAGTTAAAGAAGAATTTATTTTGTTTATTAAAGAAAGACTTTCTGATGCAGGAATGGGCTTGACAGCCTTGTCGGAGGATGATACCATGAGTCTTTTCCCAGAGTTTTTGGAGTATTTAGCAGATGGTAAGGAGGCATCTGGCAGTTGACAAAACTTTTTTAGTAACTTAAACTTAAAAACTATTTTATAATTAGGAGTATTTTATGCCAGTAGTAACAGGAACAGCGTATTGGGCCAATGTATTAACGCCCAATACTAACTATGAGCCGGTCTATACTGTAAACTTAGTTGTGCCTGACGATATCGCAAGCGACTTTAAGGAGAGGGGCTTTACTATTAAAGAAATGAATGAGGGACCAGCCCTTGTTATTAAACGTAAAGTTAACGGGGCGAAAGGACGCATCAACCCTGCCCCAGACTTAGTTGATAGGGCTAAACAACCTATCAATGTAAGCGTAGGTAACGGCTCTACAGTCAGGGTGCTGTATAAAGAATGGGCTTCAGAATATAAGGGAACTTTATTCAGAGGCTTGGACTTCTGTAAGATGCAGGTACTAGATCTTGTAGAGTATGGTGGTATGGACGATGACTTTGAAATTGAAACAGACGAGGAAATTGATGACCTATGACACAGTTTACTTATAAAACTGACGTCGGTCTGTACGACGTAGGAAAATTAAATGACGCTGGTAAAGTAGCTTTTAATTATCTTGCCGAAGTACAAGCTGAAATCAAATCGCTTACTAAGAGGATTGATGTTCTAAATGCAGCAGCTAAAACATACAATGATATCTTGCAGGAGAACCTAGATCCTGAAGCCTTAATAACTGAGGAGGAACCAGAAGAGTCTTAAAACAACGGGGGTTTAAAAGCCCCTTTTTTTTTCAATCAAGGAAAGTACAATGGGATTTGTTAAATATAAGCAACCATGTATAGAATGCGGCGGTAGTGATCCAGTATCCATCAACGATAACGGCACTGCTATTTGTTTTAATTGCAGGAAGTGGTATAGAAATTACGAGGCTGAGACTAAGAATGCTACTGCACCTGTAGTAGTCAGCTTAAAGGAAACAAAAAACAATATGAAAATGGAATCATCAGGAGATTTCAACGAGTTAATTGATAGGAACATAGGCCTAGTCACTGCTAAAAAGTACGGAGTCAAGTCCGTTATCTTAGGAGGTCAGGTCGTTCAACATTCTTATCCTTACTATATAGCTAATGAAATTACTGGCTATAAAGTTAGGGATAAAGATAAGATGTTCTCATGGAGCGGCACCTCTAAAGGCACTGGCCTATTTGGAGAACAACTGTTCCAGAATAAAGGTAAGTACATTACTGTCACTGAAGGCGAGTGTGACGCTATGGCAGCTTACGAGTTGCTTGGATCTAAGTGGCCTGTTGTATCGCTAAAGAACGGTGCTGGCGGAGCTACCCAAGACTTTAAAAACTCGTTAGAGTTCTTAGAGAATTTCGATACGGTAGTAATAAACTTCGATAACGATAAGCCCGGAAGGGAAGCAGCGCGTAAGGTTGCTAAACTTTTAACTCCGGGTAAAGCTAAAATCTTATACATGCCTGATGAGTATAAAGACGCTAACGACATGCTCAAACAATTCAAGCAGGGTTTATATGTTACTGCTTGGTGGGCGGCTAAGACTTACACACCCTCCGGTGTAATGAACCTTTCAGATAACCTTGATAAACTTAAGCACCGTGCAAGAAAGGAGTGCATTGCTTATCCTTGGGAGGGCTTAAATAAAAAGCTCTATGGTATACGACAAGGCGAGCTTATTACTTTGACGGGCGGCACAGGCTTAGGTAAGTCTAGTATAACCCGTGAGCTAGAGCACTGGCTTATCGGTAATACAAAAGACAACGTAGGTATCTTGGCTTTAGAGGAGGATTGGACACGTACTGCTGATGGTATTTTATCTATCGAGGCTAACACCCGTCTATACATTGACGAGGAACGTGATGCTTACGGACAAGATAAATACGCAGAGCTGTCTGATAACTATCTCAATGGAAAAAACAAAGACCGTGTATGGATTCATGCTCACTTTGGCGCTAATGACTTTGACGATATACTTAGCAAGCTTAGGTATATGATTATAGGTTGTGAGTGTCGTTGGATTGTTGTGGATCATTTGCACATGCTACTATCATCCTTAGTTTCTGGCGATGAACGTACTGGCATCGATAATATTATGATGCGACTGCGTAAACTCGTTGAAGAAACAGGCGTCGGTATGATTCTAGTGTCTCATCTAAGAAGGGTTGAGGGTAACAGAGGACATGAGAATGGTATAACTGTATCGCTAAACCATCTCAGAGGCTCTCAAAGTATTGCTCAACTAAGTGATTGTGTCATTGCACTTGAACGGGATCAACAATCTGAAGACCCTCAAGAAGCTAACACAACACATCTTAGAGTTCTTAAGTCTAGGTATACTGGAGATGTCGGCATGGCTACACACTTGCTATACGATAAAGACACAGGTAGACTTAAAGAAGTAGAGCTAACAGTAGATGACTTCGAGGAAATAATATGACTTCCTATGTATTCGATATAGAAACAAATGGACTTGACCCTGATACAATATGGTGCATGTCTTTATTAGATGTAGACACAGAGAAGCAATTTAGTTATGGGCCTGACGATTTAGACAAAGCATTAGAGAGTTTACAAAATGCTGATAAGCTTATCGGACATAACATACTGGGGTTTGATATCCCTGTAATAAAAAACCTAACAGGCATTGATCTTTTCACTAAAAATATAGTAGACACTCTTGTCTTATCTAGGTTGTTCAACCCTGTAAGAGAAGGTAACCATGGCTTAGAGCGTTGGGGCTATCACTTAGGCTGTCCTAAAATAGACTTCCATGAATACGATAAGTACTCAACAGAGATGCTTAAGTATTGTGAACAGGATGTGTATCTTAATTACAGAGTCTACAAGGCTTTGAAAAAAGAAAGCGCAGGGTTCACTAAACAAAGCGTTGAACTTGAGCACGGCGTAGCCTTACTACTGAACAAGCAGAGGCAGCATGGGTTTCTTTTAGATCAAGAGAAGTGCGGTAGCTTGTTAGAAGAACTAAGCACACTGTCTTTAAATATAGAAGAAGATATTGTTAAGGCAATGGGTAAACCTGCGACAGCTTATGAGCTTCGTCCTAAGTATACACAGGCTGGTAAGCTGTCTAAGCTTGGTGCGATAGTCAACAGCAAAAAGTCTCAGAAGCTTACTGACGAACAGTTTGATTATTTCACAGCTAACAAAGACTCCTATCTAATTGTAAAGACAGAAGATGATTTTAATCTTAACTCTCGCAAGCAGATAGGTGAACGACTAATTAAACTAGGTTGGGTTCCTCAAAACTTTACACCTACAGGGCAACCCATAATAGATGAAGGTACTCTTAAAAAAATAAAAGACATACCTGAAGCGTTACTAATTGCAAATTACTTTATGTTGCAGAAAAGAATTGCTCAACTGCTCTCATGGTTTAAAGAACTTAACGAGGATACAGGCAGAGTACATGGTTTTGTAAATCACAACGGTACTATAACAGGGCGTATGACTCACCGTAGTCCTAACATGGCTCAGATACCTAGCTCTTCTTCAGAGTACGGTGCGGAGTGTAGGGCTTGCTGGACTGTACCTAAAGGCTATAAGCTGGTAGGTATTGATGCTTCTGGCTTGGAGTTACGGATGCTTGCACACTATATGAATGATAAGGACTATACTAATGAAGTCATTAACGGAGATATACACACCACTAATCAAAAACTTGCTGGACTTGAATCAAGATCTCAGGCTAAAACTTTCATCTATGCCTTCCTGTACGGAGCAGGAGATGCTAAAATTGGACAAGTGGCTAAAGGAACTAAAAAAGATGGATCAAGACTTAAGAAATCATTCCTCAATAATCTCCCACCACTTAAACATCTTAGAGATAGCGTTAAAAGAGAGGCAGCAAAAGGCTATGTCAAAGGATTAGATGGTCGTAAAGTATTTGTCAGGAGTGAACACGCTGCACTCAACACAAAACTACAGAGTGCTGGTGCAATTGTAATGAAACAAGCTCAGGTTATCTTAGCAGATAAGATAAAAGACTTGGACGCTACGTTCGTTGCTAATGTACACGATGAGTGGCAGATAGAAGTTAGAGCAGATCAAGCTGAGACAGTTGGTAAACTAGGTGTGGAGGCTATTGTAGAATCAGGGCTTCACTTTAATATGGACTGCCCTTTGGATGGCGAATATAATATAGGAAATAACTGGTATGAAACACACTAGCGAGTACAGTTGGCGTTACGACAGGACCAATTCAAAAGGAGAGAAAAAATTCAAGCATGCTACAAACGAAAGTGCTGAAGATGTTATGGATTATTTTGCAGAAAAAAGTATAGAGTTTGAGTATAAGAGCGGTGCTCACATGTTCTGGATATACTATGAAAAAGAATGCTACTCTTATTACTACACAACAGGAAGATGGTCACGCTATATGGGACGCGGGTATCCCCCTAAGCATTATGTCGCTAAAGGAATAAAAGATTTTTTAGAAAGATTTATTTTAAAAACAGGAGATAACTTAATTGAAACACATTAACCCTCAGACAGGTAGACCTTTTTATTACAAAGATAATCCAGAGGCTGTTAAGAAAAGAGACGAGCGGCGTATGTACTTGGACGGTAAGGAAGTTTCTAAAAGACATGCGCTACATAAACCCGGAAAGTATAATTCTTTTGAGGATGCGGCGTTCTCAAGTCTTGGTACATACGCTACCCGTAAGGAAGGTCATGTATATATTATAAGTAACCCAGCTTGGGAGGGCTGGTATAAAGTTGGAAAAGCTGTTGATGCAGATGATCGTTGTAAGTCTTACAATACTAGCAGCCCCTTAAGAGATTATATTGTTGAGCATAAGGTGTATGTAAAAAATAGAGATAAGGCTGAGAAGCTTGCCCACACTTTAGCTATAAAAAAATCTAAGAATTATTCAAGCGAATGGTTCTTGATTTCTTTAAAAGATCTTAAAAATATATTAAAATCATTAGATTCCATAGAGAAAAAACAAGAGGAGAGTAACTGTGTCCAACAAGCCTTCGACTTCTAAGAAACTAGATACCCTAGTAGAAGACATATATAAAAGTTTAGAGCCTTTAAACAATAGGGAATCTATAGAACTGTCAGATGAAAACATTGATAGGACTGTTGCAGATTTTAAAGAAGCCCTGATACATTGGGCAAGACCTTCAGGTCATAACAAAGAGTTTAGCATTAGGATGTCTAACATTGGCAAACCTGCTAGGCAGTTGTGGTATGAAAAGAAAACTGCACAGGCACCTTCCTTCCAGCCTTCAAACCATATTAGGTTTTTATATGGTCACATGCTGGAAGCGGTTGTGCTAATGCTGGTAAGGATGGCTGGACACAAGGTAACTGATGAGCAAAAAGAAGTTGTTGTTGACGGCATCAAGGGACACATTGACTGTAAAATTAATGGAGAAGTTGTTGATATTAAAACAGCAGCACGAATGGGCTTCATGAAGTTTCAGTCAGGCGCTGTAGCCAATGACGATCCTTTTGGATATCTAGCTCAGTTAGCTTCTTATGAAGAGGCTGAAGGCACTGAGAACGGTGGCTTCTTAGTTATGTCTAAAGAGTCTGGCGAGTTGTGTTTATACCAACCGGAAGAGCTAGAAAAGCCCAATATCCTTATTACGATAGACAACTTAAAGAAGGAATTAGATCAGGCCGTTCCTCCTAAGCGATGCTACAACACTGTTCCTGAAGGAGCTAAAGGAAACATAGGTCTTCCTAAACCTTGTTCATACTGTAACTATAAGTTTGAATGTTATGCAGACGCTAATGATGGTAAAGGCTTACGCACTTTTAAATATGCTAACGGCTTTAAATACTTAACAGAAGTTAAAATGTTACCAAAGGTGGAAGAAGTATGAACGCTAAGCTTATTAAAAAAATTAACCACAGAGCAATTGAAATATTTATTGAGTGGCTACGTGATCAAATCTCAGAAAAAGAAGGGGCTAAGATTAACCGCAGTAACGTAAAAGATTTCATACCTAAGCAGCAGTACCACTACAATAAAGGCTATAGGTTATCCGCAGCTTCTCCTAGAGGTATCCGTAAAAAAATTAAAAAAGAAATAAAAAGAGGGGCTGTTCTTTCGGACATTACTAAGGAGACAGTGCTTGACAGGCTATAGAAAACCCAGAGTAAAACGTCCTAATTTAAAACATAAAGGCTATGATTCTATATGGGAGGCTGTCTTACATGAATCAATATTAAAACATTGGGTACATCATGACGATAAGATACACTATATTATAGAGCATACTTATGAACCTGACTTCGTTAAAAAGATAGGAGCTAAGAAAATCTTATTAGAATCTAAAGGAAGGTTCTGGGATTTTGCAGAGTACAGTAAATACATCTGGATAAAAAAAACTTTACCTGATAATATTGAACTGGTATTCTTGTTTGCAAAACCTTCAGCGCCTATGCCGGGGTCTAAGAGACGTAAGGACGGTACTAAAAGATCTCATGCAGAGTGGGCAGAAGCCAACGGGTTCAGATGGTTTAGCGAAGATACGCTACCAGATTCTTGGATAGATGTTAAAGCTAGAGAGACAGAGGCCTTTGCAAGAAGAAACGATAAAATAGGTGAATACAGTGAACCTTATACAAATTACGGAGAAGATTGAAGTGAAACAACATACTAAAGATAAGCTTAACGAAGCCACCCCTAAAGATTGGGACGCTGTTAGGTGGTTGCAGAAAGATAATCCTAAAGAAGATTTAGTCAACAGCCCTGTACACTATAATAAAGGTGGTATAGAATGTATAACAGGAATACAAGCCATGTTAACAGACGCAGAGTTTATAGGTTACTTACGCGGAAACAGCCTGAAGTACCGCTGGCGCTTCCCCTACAAAAACGGAATAGAAGATTTAAAAAAAGCAGAATGGTACGAAAATAAACTGTTAGAGGTTTTAGAAGATAATGATAGATAAAAATTATCTGGACAGGAAAACTGAGAGACGCGACAAATACAATAAAAAGTACAAGGGGAAAGCTACAAAGTTCCAGAAGAATTTTAAAACCCTGAGGACTGAGGAGCTTAAACAGAAAGAAGCCCAAGAGGACATAGAAGATGCTGAAAAAAGGTAAAGAGTTTGATATTTTTTGTGGTATGATGTACTCTGAATACTGCGATGAGTACAAGACAAACACTAAGCAAATGAATTTTACAGAATACAAAAAGTTAAATCACACGTTTTTAAAAGAGGAGTTTGAAAAAAAAGATGGATCAATATCAACAATACATACACAAGAGTAGGTACGCACGTTACCTAGATGAAGAGCAGCGTCGAGAAGAGTGGGGAGAAACAATCAACCGTTACCTTGCTTTCTTTGTAGAGCGTAACCAGCTGGGAGCTTCAGAAGCTGAAGATCTTTTTAATTCTATTTACAAT